TCTTTTAATAGATTATCTTTAATACCTGCTAATTTAGCTTGAATTGTATTATCCAAAGAACTAAAAGCATCTTCCTTAAACATCGCATCTATTTCTAGTTTTGCGTTATGTAGTAAAGGTAATCTATCTTCAGGAACCATAGTCTTTAATGGTTGACCTGCCTCGTCAATGCCAGGCTTTTCTAGCAGCGATTTAACTCTATTAAGATACTTTGCGGCTGTGCCTGTTGGTGGCTGAGACTTCAGCATATTATCTATGCCGCTTAAAACTGGCTGTGTATTTACAGGAACTGAAGCCTCAAAAGCCTGTCTATAAATTGGTTCTGTAACAGCCTCACGTTCTTTTATTAAGTTTTGTCTTTGAACTTCTAGTGCCTGTAATCCACGATTACCTGCTACTGATGCGTCCTCAACCTGTGACAAACTACTTAGATAGTCATCAACAGCAGACTGCACCTTCTTCTCACGCTCACGATAGAATTTCTCCATCTGAGCAGATGATTCTGGAACATTTCCTAATACTTTCTGTGTACTCTTTAACGATGGTAAGTTACTTAACTCAGCACCAGTTAAAGGAATACCATACTTACTAGCTTGCTGACGTAATGCAGCAGTCTCAGCAGGATTAACCTGAGCTATATCACGAGCTAATCTACGTTCTTTAAATGCTCTTACTCCTAATGGAGCAGCTTCACCCAATAACGATAGACCACCAGAAAGCGCAACCTCAGTAGGATTGACTTCTTGACCTGCTGTCGCTCCTGCTATCTTTTGACGGACATAGTTACTTAATGCAGATACGCCACCAGTTAACCCAAGCGCACCAGCAACACCAGGAGGGCCAGCTAATAACAATGGAGCAGACAAAACACCAGCAGTAACATCAGGAACCATCTCAGCCACATCTGGAGCGTTATAAGCCATTCTTGAAGGAATACCGACTACTTCCTTGTAGAACTTCCCATCATTGCCTTGATACGCTATATCTCCACCAATAACAGCATATCTATCTGGAGAGATACCACGAGCTTTAGCAAAGTAGTTAATTGCTGCTTGCTTCTCAGTTGGAATACCACCCATAAATGACGTAGATACACTAGCCGCACGAGACGGATCAGATATAGCTTTAGGTGGTATATTTCTAGGAGCCTTAGCACCTTGTCGTGGAACAGGAGGCGCAAACAACTCAGAAGCAAAGTCAACTCGCTGAGGCTTTTCTGTTGCAGTTGTATCAACTGGCGGTTTAACTGCAAACAACTCATCAGCAAAATTTATTTTATCTGCCATGATATCCCTTAAAATGCCACACCAAATTCAGCAGCCAATTGCCTCAATATTGTATTTCTATCTTTAGGATCTTCTATATTTAATTTATATTGTTTTGCTATAGCGTTTGCACGGTTTTCAATAATAACTGGCATTTGACCTAAATCTATATTTTCCCACTTCAGACCATTTTTTAATGCGTATTGCTTACGAGCTAATGCGTATTTAGTTTGCTGTATTCCGTTATTTAATTTTGCTTCAAATTCAGTAGGACTATCACCATCAAAAACACCAGTTCCTGCCTTAGGCAAAGTAGCAATAATTCTTTCAGATTCACCATTGCTCATTGCTGCACCAGTTATCTCTTTAATAGTTAAGTTCAGGTTTTGAGTTGCATTTTGTTTATATGCTGAATAAGCGGTTAAAGTTGCTTTTTCTTCTGGCGGCAATTTACCAAACTTATCTTTTAAAGTATTCCATTCTTGACCTGCTCTAAATTTAATATTTAAAAACTCAGGACGATAAGAAAATTGAATATTGTTTAAACGAGCAATCTGATCACCAGTATTTAACTGCTGTTTCTCTACTTCTGTTTTTGTTGGCTTGGATAATTCACCAGTGTAAACATTAATCTTTTGACCTTCTCCAATACCTCGTTTAGTTGCTTCTGCTTGCAATAATTCACGCTGTTGCGGAGTCATTTCAGCAGGATCAGTAGTATTAAATCCAAGAGATAAGGCTAAATTTGCATAGTTACCTGTAAACTTTTCTGGCTTTTCTTTAGCTGCATAAACAGGTTTTAGGTCTATCGTAGAAACAATCTCATTACCTACACGCATGAAACTAGCTTTAGGATATAACTCCTCAGCTCTATCACCAAAGTATTTAGCTGCTTCTGTGTCTTTGTTTAATAATGCTGCTTGCTGTCTTTGACGAAATACTGCTGCTTGTTGCTTGTTCTGTTCTAACTGATTTACTGGTGGCTGAGTAACTTGCTGCGTAGGAGTTATTGCGTTTTGTGGCATTTCACCCATATCGCCATATAACGGAATATTATTAGCCGATACAGCAGGAGGTACTTGTTGCTGAGAAGGTACATTTTGAGGCGCACCAATCTGCTCGTAACTAGACATACGTTCTCTAGCACGATTAGTTTCTTCTCTAGCTGCTACAGCTTTAATAAACTCTTGTGGATCAATGTCAGCCAATGGAGCTAAATCAGGATACTTAGTTTTAGCGTTAGCAATACCAGTCATCTGATTTCTTGCTTGCTGCTGCTTTAATTTTAACTGCTCTAATTGCTGCTGAGTCTGATAGTTCTGTAAGCCTTGCTGATAAGTACCGCCTGAACTCTCGAATCCACCAGCTACTGCGCCTAGAATGTTTTGCAATGCTGAACGTGGAGGGCCATACGCACTCATGCCTCTAGCTAATGCTAAACCTGCGCCTAATAATCCTTGTACTTGCGCTCTCTTTTGCAGTGCGGCAGTTTCCTCAGCACCTAGTAAGCCTTGATAAGCACGAGGTAAAGTCCCGAACGGTGTTAAATCTTCAATTGCCATATATCACCCTAATAGTGAAATCGGTTGACCGCCAACTACGGATTGTTTGTACGGATCCATTGCTGCAACAAAATCGTAAGGCTTAACTCCACGACCTGCTTGCAAAGGAACTGGAGCAGACTGAGGCATTTGTTCTGGAGTTAGTAAACTATTAGTGGCATTTAATGCTTGAGCTGTCATCATTGGATTTTCGTAAGCAGATTTACCTGCCATACCTATCTTATCTAAAAATGATGGACTTGCAGCTTGTCCTATAGATTGATTTATTGGGAATCCACTTGCTCCACTAGACACTGCATTACTTAATGAATTTGCTCCAGCAAAAGCAGGAGATGCACCGCCAGATAAACCAGGTATTGAATAAGGAGTAGTAGCAACCTGTCCAGATAATGCTGGAGCTGCGCTAGATACAAGACCAGGAATAGCATAAGGAGTAGCGGCAGCAGCAGTTTGTCCGGCTAATGCAGGGGCAGCACTAGAAACAAGACCAGGTATTGCGTAAGGAGTCGCAGCAGCAGTTCCGGCAGCAGTTCCAGCAGTCCCTGCGGCAGTTCCGGCAGCACCAGCAGCTCCACCAACACCTAAAGCAGCCCCACCAGTATAGCCAGCAACAGCACCAAGCAAAGCACCTTGTAACGGGTTGTTAGGCTTCATTAAAGCACCAGCCGCAGCACCTATAGCTGGAATTAAAAGTGGCGCACCCATTATTTACCCCCTTGCTGAGTAGTCGTACTAGTACCACCAGAAGGTACACTAGTGAATAGATTCGTGAATTGCTGTAGCTTTTGCTGTGGCAGAGTTTGTTCGTAGTTATAACGGTTGATAGCGTCTTGCAGAGCTTTCTGCTGATATGACTCAACGCCCTGACCTGCTGTCAGTAACTTCTGAATATCTTGGTAATCAGCCTGAGCATAAGCTGGCGCACCTTGTACAGCAGCCATTTGTCTGCCACGCTCTGCCTCAGCAGATTGATACGCTAATTGACCTGCACTTTCCGCTAGATTGCGACCGAATATATCTTGAGCCTGACCAACTTGCTGACCCATTGCGCTAGAGCCATAACGACCCATTGATGAAGCCTTAGACTGTAAGCCTTGTACGCCACGAGTATATGCTTCTTCAGCCTGACGAGTAGTTCCTGCTAATGCACCTTCCAAGAATGGATTAACGCCTCTACCTTGAACTGTGGAGAGATATTCTTGCTGCGCTGCTTGCTGAATTGGAGAACCTGATATAGCTCGTTGTTGAGCCGCCTGTAATGCTTGTGTCGTAGCTTCACTAGGAGATACATAAGTCTGACCAGGAAAGAATTGCGCTCCAGGTGCTTGGTACTGACGTTTAGCTTCCTCAAGACCATAAGTTACATACGGCTTAATGCTCTCGTCTATCCCGCTTGTTGTGGTTGACCCACCGCCTCCACCGCCCATATTACACCTCGCAAATCCACTGTTTAGGACGGAAACCTAATTGTTTCGCCCTACGTTGCCAACCTTGTCGATGGCTAGAGAAAGTTACATATTTTGCATTAGCTTGACTTGCCAAGCCTTTTATGTATTTTAGCCCATCTTCAACCATTTGATAATCATTTTCTAACGTCCAAGCCGCCCAAACGTGTAGATGTAGTCCAGATGGCTGCAATATGAAGAAGCCACCGAACCTCTGCTCCTTCAAAACTACCCATAGAAGTGATCTATTAGAGATTAAATCTGCATAGACATCTTCTACTATCCAATCCTCTGGGCTATACCCTTTAATTTTGTCTAATGGTGCTTTAATTGATGCCCACCATTTCCGAATATCTGCTACTGGTATATGTCTAAATTCCATTAGCCCACCACAATGTAGCCGTATGTCTTATCTGCTGTGTTATTAGACCAATGCGTCAAAGTAGCACTCCCTTGAGTTTGTGAAGAAACGTATATGTTACTTGTAGCTGATGGAGCTATATATTGCATTGTCGCTATAACGCTAGGTACAGATGGTCTTGTAGGACTTGTGCTAGTACCATAATGCTCAATAGATATACCAGTATTAGAAACACGCCACATTATCTCAACATAATCATTGGCTTGCAATTCTAAAAAGAAATTAATTGCTGCAATCATGTGGCTAGGATCGCCAGCACTTTTACGAGTCGTTAATCCAAAACGACTATTTGAGCCAGCTATATCTGTTCCATTTTTTCTAAACCATACATCTACTTCTTCAGAATCATTATGGTTATTCTTAAACTGAATAGAAAACTGAATGTTATATATGCCATAATTTCTGACGTTCATTCTTGAGCTATTCTATAGATATACTCCGTTAGAATAGTCAGTGGTGTTTAACGTTATTGCGTAAGCTGTAGTCGTATTAGCAGCAGTTTGATCTGTAGTATCCTGAAACGCACCATAAGGAGCTGCATCAGCCTCAGCAGCATTACTTATAGGAACCAAGAATATCAAGCTCTCTTTGCCTATACGGCTGTCGTATATAGTCGTTGTAGTCACATTGCCTGTGGCTAAAGTTACCTTGCCAGTGTTATTCGTCTTACCGTCCATAATCCCACGAACGACCTCAGCAACCTGTCGCTGATCCCCACCAAAAGGAGGTAACGTCTGAAACTGGACTGTTCTCGTCATCGAGTACCCTGACCTGCTATGTCTATTTCAACCGCTACAGCCGTTCTCCAGTTACCACTAGGACTAGTTTTAACCCTGTGATACCTACCTGCCGAACGCAGCCCACAGCGACCCTCAGAATCAGCTACAGACGCATCTCCGAACGTAATAGCATCAGACAATAGCTCACGACTTGCGACCGCTACAGAGCCGCTACCAGCGTCCACAATAGGTCTGCCTAAAGTAATGACTGAATGACCAACATCTATGTCACCTGACGTTAAAGCAGCCTGTTTGTATTGACCGCTAAAGGTAACAATATTAGGGCCTCTCGTTGCAGACAATAACAATAGACCACCAACCCACTGACGATCATCCAAAGAGATACCTAGTGAGTCTATGCTTGCGCTAAATACGTCTAATCCTTCTAGCGTTACAGATGGCGTTAGAGCAAACGATACGCTATCAGCAGTAGTCTCTGCATACGACCATTTTTGTAGCGAGATGTTATAAATCAGCAGTAAATTGTCACCATTCTGTGCAGGAAACAGCCAAGTAATCAGGCGTTTCTCAGTATCTATAGCAGATGACATTCCTAACTTAACTGCTGTTAGGTTAGCGTTATCAAAGAACCATCGATCTATCTTTTCTGTACCAATTCCTTTGGTTGTCTGACCGTCACACACGTAAAAACCATCGTCTGCTAGGAAATATGTTAATCCTGCAAAGTTTATGATTGATCCGGCAGAAATACAGCCTAAAGTACGGTTAATAGCGTCAAACTGGAAGAAATACGGGCTACCTGCATACGTCATGCGGTAGATTGCACGCTCTAAGAATACGATTCCGAACTCACCACCTGCTAAACCAGTGATATCACCACCGTCAGGCATTACCTGAGAGTCAGCTTGACTAGCAAGACCAGCAGTCCAATCTGTTTCATCGTTAATATCAGACCAATAAACCTTGTTTTCTTCGCCAGCTACGTTAGCAGCGACTACAAAGTCCTTAACTACAGTTACATACTTAGCTTCTGGAGCATCAGCAGACAAATCTCCTGCATAAGTCGATGAATTTAGCGTGAACGACTGTAATTTATCCGTTCCGTTAGCCATAATCATCTTTGCACCATACTGCGTAACGTCCCAATACTCAATATTTGTATATCCAGAAGTAGTTAATGGAGACATTGCACGAGTTCCGGCAGTATATTTATACAAATTACTAGCAGAAGCACCAAATAGTGATACCGTTCCTGCGTATTTACCCGCAAAACACGTCAATAAATCAGCATTAGCATCGTCAGAATACTCAACTTCATCAAGAAGTGGAGCATATCCATTAGTAACTGGATAACAGTTAACTGCACCAGTTAAAGCACCTGTAACTCCAGGCTGATCTGGTAGCCATTCACCAAATATTATTCGTTGTTTAGCCATTATTGCCTTGTCCAAGTATCAGATTGCGATGAAACTACTGTCCATGTGTTATCGCCAGAAGGAACGATAGTCCAAGTATTCGATTGTTCTGTGACGTTATCCCACTCGTCACCAATTACCTGACCGTCTGCGCTTATATCAGCATTTCCTTCTATGTCAGCTATTGCGTTCCATACAGCAATCGCTAAACATGAAACCTCTGCTAGTGCATCAACTGAAGCGTTACCACTATAATCAACTTCGCTACTTGATGTTACCGTAGCTGTTCCATCAATAGCAGCAGTTCCTACCTGAACTCGTATGCCTTCAGCCGTAACCGTAGCAGTACCGTCAATAGCACCAGTAAAGAATAATGTTCTAGTAGCCTCTGCCGTAACCGTTGCCGTACCATCTACAGCAGCAGTAGCAAGTATTATTAAGCCACCATTAGCCGTTACAGTAGCAGTACCAATTATTGAGCCAGTAGCACTATAAATAATGCCACCTGCCGCAGTTACCACCGCAGTTGCATCTATAGAGCCTGTAGCAGTCTGAATCCTAATGCCTACAGCAGAAACAGTAGCAGAGCCGTTAATACTTCCTGCACCGTTATAAACAGCAAAAGCGTTTGCCGTTACTGTGGCAAAAGCATCTACCGCAGCAGTAGCTAATACGACATTCCCAGCTTCACCTAATGACGAATACGGAGCTTGTGAATATGCCGATAAACCAAACATTTAGAACACCACCCACTTAGACCCACTAGGAACAGTTACGCTTACACCACCGTTAATCGTAATAGGGCCAGCACTCATAGCTGAATATCCGCTAGGAATTGAGAAACTTGTAGCTACAGTGAGTTTGTTAATTACGATACCGTTAGAAGCACCTAACTGCTCTGCGTAAGCCGTATTATCAGCATCCTCATGAACAGACTTGGCGGCAGGATACGTAGCAAATACGTCCTTGCTATTGCTTGCAAACGATATAGGTGAAGTAGTACCAGAACTGTTAGCTAGTACCGTATCACGAGATAAAGTAGTACCAGAAGATGTGTAAGTACCGATACCTAC